TTTGTTAATAATTTTAAACGAAGTTAAAGGTTTTTTGTTATTGTTTAATATTTTTTAGTTAATCTTTTGTTAATCATAGCAGATTTTTGCCATGGATTTTTGTCGGATTTTTAGCAGGTTTTTGCTAGGGGTTTTTGGCGAGTTTTTGGCACTATGTTATAACTAACTAATGTTATAACTTTAATGTTATAACGTCGATATATTATATATACGTATTCCATATTCATATTAGAATCAATTTAATGGCTATTTTTAGCCTATTTTAGCCCGTTTAATTTACTTTTAATATCCTTATATCATTTATTTTTTTATCGTCTTATTTCGCCTTGAAATAGCTTTATTTATTTTACGTCCCTATTCAATACATTAAAATAAAAAAGGGATACCCCAATTACGGGATATCCCAACACATAAAACAACACAATTATTTTAAGGAATACTCTAATATTGAATCCTTACACTTTTTACATATCATGATATCGAAATATTCGTCGTATTCAATATCGTCAATATTTACAATTTCATCACATGATTCGCATATACACGATTCGTCCGTTTCGTCCCAATATTTATTGGGTATAAATTTACTTTTTTCGTGTACGTTCTTATAATCGTATTTTTTATACGACATATTAGAATACCAGGCGCCTTCGTCCCACATTCCCGCGCCTTCGTTTAATATGTGGAATTCGCCCGAACTATCTAAGAAAACGAATTTATTTCGGTCGCCTATGGAATATTCCAATAATTGCATAGTCGCGCTATTATTGCAAAAGTCGGTCGGCAATCCCTTCATAAAATAGTTATTAAATATTTGCGTATCGTTTATTGGAGAATTGGCGGGTACGTCGATATCTAAAATACCATTATGACAAAAATATACATGTTCGTTAACTTTGAACGGGTGCAAATTTTTTTCGTTTATTCCGCCTGAAGTCGCAATCCTAAAATGTAAAATAATATTTTCGTTCGTTTTGTCGGCGTGTTTTTTTAGGCGCATAAATTCATTAAAGTCATGTAATTCCCTTTGAACGATTATTTTGCCGTTATCGACGTACATAATACCCGCGCCGTCGTTATTTGCGTCCCAACATGTACGCAAAATATTTTCTTTTATTTTTATTCCTTTCGGTTGAATAGCTATAATACACATAATTTATAAATTTTTTAGTTTAATGAATTTTTTTAAGTTAGAATAATCGCATGAATTCGAAATATATTCTTTGTATCCGTCTAATGAAATTTCGTTAAATTCTTTTGTATACATGAATAGATAATAAACGAATTCAATATTTTTATAAAAGGATTGCGGATTAAGTGTACCCCTAAAAATACGTACTTCAATCGTCGCATAATTTTGTAAATTTATTGCAACATATCGCGCCGAATTCCCGTCCTTTTTTTTCGCCTTATATATCAATTCGGAATTCGATTCGTCTTCGATATTCGCCCACTTTTGCAATTTATCCAATTTACGTTGGGATATCCCTATTATAAATTCCTTATTTTCTACAAAGAATTTCATAAAACGATATAATTGCCATGTAGTAAACGACTTTTTAGATATATGTACATGCATACCGCAGGTATTCGCGTTATATGAATTGTACCCGTTATCCGAAATTACCTTCAAAGAATTTAATATTGATTCCTTCGCATGAATCAAATAATTGAATGTTAGCGGGTGCGTAACTATTTCGAATCCGTCTGTTAACGAGCCGTCCGACTTAAAATACCAATGTTGGTTTTCTATCTGTTGTGCCAATTCGCCATGCTTAATACTATTTGAATTACGTCGTTCAATTTCCAATTCAATCCCCAAAAATGGCGTATTTTTATCGTCATAGGGCAAAATAAAGAATTTTGGCGTCGGTTTATATGAATACCCGTTAATCAATTTTGCGCCTTCTTCTTCTTCTTCGTCTTCGCGTGTATCATGGTATTCCCCGTCCGATTCCCAATAATATACGTCGTCGACGTGTCTTATATCCCCGTCGCAATCATGTACTAAGGAATTATATTCCATGTATTCCAATGTAATATATTCGTCGCCATATTCGTATATATCATGACTCGAATTGCAATTACGATAATGTGTATAAAATTCGCGTCTTCTATCATATACCAGGCGCGCGTCGTCTTCTAAAATGTATTCTTCGTCAATTTCGTCATATGTTATATAATCTTCGTCGATATCCGTATCGTAATATTCGCCGTTTATTTCGACGCAATCGTCAACATGCGCATAATATCCCGAATTCGTTGTAACAATATCGTCGTAATTGCGACGTCCCGAATAAGTAATTGTTTCGCGCCATGATTCGTTTAAGTAACTTTTGTCGATTGACTTTTTAATTAATTGCGCAATTTTACGCAATTCGCTAAATGTTGTTAATGTTGTTTCCATGTGTTTGTGTTTTGTTTTGTTGTTAATGTTTATCGAATAGTGTTTTAATATACACGTAAACGAATACAAAGGACAAAGTAATTAGGACGAATTCGCCTAATGTAATTGTTTGATTCATGTTAGATAGTTTTATTGTTATCAAATAAAATAGAGAATACCAGGCGGATAATAGTACCAATAAAGAATACGAATAATCCTAATTGAATCGCAAAAAGAATGTTTAAATATTGCATAATATAGGCGTCGTTGGTTTTATACGACGGAATAAAACTACTGAATTAATTAATACAAAAGTCAAACAATATAAAAAAAGATTAAAAGAATTTAGTTAATGTGTACTTATTACACTAAGGTATTCGGCATAGTTTTGTATATATCTTATTAGTATATGATATATTAGTACATATAGTATATATTATATAATATAGGATATAATGTATACTATAGGATATATTATATACTATATCTTATATTAACTACTATATGTATATATTCATACATAGATTGAATTGATATATTACAGCCTATTCCTTAATTGGGGCATAAGACTCACTAAACAATCAATACATAAAACTATATATCTTTGCCCTAAGCATGAGAGCATAAATAGGAGAGGGGATAGTGCTCATAATCTATATTATGTTAAATAGCTAACCTATCCCCTACCCTACCTACCCCCTACCCTGTTTTTTAGCGTAAAAGAAATGGATTGCCCCTTGTGCCCCTCAATATTCTGATTTCATCCAATAACATTATAAAAATATATAATATGTACAAGTGTAAACCCAAACCAAAGAAATAATGAATGCACAATTCAAAGACATCACTAAGGAAGCTTTTATCATAGCTTATAAGGAGAACTTCGGCAATATCACGATTAGTTGTGAAGCTGCTGGGATTAGTAGAGCTGCTTATAGCAGTTGGATTAAGTCAGATGAAGAGTTCCGTACTAGACTAGCTGAAATAGAGCCTGAAGAGATTATGCTTGATTTCGGTGAACATAAGTTGATGGAAAGAATATCCAAAGGAGATACCTTGGCTACTATGTTCCTCTTAAAAACCAAAGGAAAGCGTAGAGGTTATATCGAAAGACAAGAGGTTGCTCATGAAGGAGATGTGGTAAAACAGATTACTGTCAATGTCTTAAAGGCAAACCATGTAGATGATGTACCTAGATTAGATGGTGATGAGAATCTTCAGTTAGAAGATACAGGAATGGTTGTTCCTGCAACTATGGCAGAGCATATTGCTGAGATTCCACTATACGACCATGACAAAGGAGTGCTTTTAGACATAAATGAGAATGATGAATACGAAGAATAGTCGTATTTCGCATTTTAAGACTATTCTAGGGCTTATCTACCTTATAGTAGTACTATCTATCCAAAACGTAATTGAACGTCTTAAATGGGCTATAAATCGTTTTTAACGATATTGGTGTTTTTAGAAGTATATTTCTAATTTGCATGAATTTTTCTAAATAATCATGCAATATTGCCTGAATTGGAAATATATGTCCAATTTATAACTAAAAAACTGGACAAGTAAAGTTATAACTTGACAAATGTTATAACATAGTAAAGCCATAACTTGACTTATATGGAACAAAAGCACATCAAAAAGTGCATTTTATGACACATTATGCACCTACCCTCCTATAAAACGAAAAAGATTAGCTTTGCTTTGAGCAAACCAAAAATTTAATTTTATTTCCATGGAAGTAACCACCAACGTAGTGTTTGAGGTATTGCAAAACTCTAATAAGAGGATTTCTGTGATGCAAGGAGGAACTCGTAGCGGTAAAACCTACAATGTTTTGACCTGGTTTATAGTTAAACTACTCCAAGAGAGAGGAAAAACACTAACTATCTGTAGAAGTTCCCTTCCATCCATTAGAGGATCGGTCATGAGGGATTTTATTGAGATTTTATCTAAGTATAAGCTCTATTCAGAAGACAAGCACAACAAATCGGAAAATTTATACTTTTTGAACGGAAATACGGTGGAATTTGTGTCTACCGACCAACCGCAGAAGATTAGAGGTCGTAAAAGGCATTATTTGTTTATTAACGAGGCAAATGAGGTGAATTACGAGTCTTGGATGCAATTAGCCCTAAGAACTACGGATAAAATCGTAATTGACTATAACCCTTCCGATTATTACTCCTGGATTTACGATAAAGTCATTCCTAGAGAGGATACCGACTTCACCATCACGACTTACAAGGATAATCCATTCCTAGATAAAAATATTATTGCGGAGATTGAAAGATTGAAAGATGCTGACCATGAATACTGGAGAGTTTATGGTTTAGGGGAAAGAGCCATTAGCGAAGCAACTATTTATTCACATTGGAGAAGAAGAAGAAACTTTCCTGAAGGAGGCGATGTTTTCTACGGACTTGACTTTGGTTATAACAACCAGACTGCCCTTGTAAGGTGCAAGAACTTTGATGGTGACATTTATGTGGAGCAGTTGATATATGATACCAAAATGTCTACATCCCTCCTAATAGACCGCTTAAAATCGATGGGGCTATCTCGTAGAGATGAAATATTTGCGGATGCTGCCGAACCCAAAACAATAGCTGAGGTGAATAAAGCAGGATTTAATTTAAAGTCAGCTACCAAAGATGTGTTCGCAGGAATTAACAAGGTCAAATCATTTCCATTATTTATAAAATCAGAGTCTTTGGATTTATTGGATGAGATTAAAAACTATAAATGGAAAACGGATCACGATGGCAACACAATGGATGAGCCTGTGAAGTTTCGTGACCACTTAATGGATGCGATGAGGTATGCCATATATACTAAATATGCAAAACCAAAGAGAGGTTGGATTGTTTAGGTGAAAAATTTGTTACTTTTGTAAAAATATCATATAGTGAAGTTAACGGACATATTATCTTCGATTAACCCTTTTAATCAAAAGGCATCATCGCAGAACGCTGCAAGCAATCCACTTCCAAATTTTGGTGGGATTATCGGAGGTAGACCAATCTACCCTAATTTAGATTATCAGAAATTCGTACAAGACTATACACTTAACTCTGAAGTTTATTCTGTAGTAAAGCGTATTTCTAAAACAGTTTCTACTGTACCATTCTATGTTTACAAGGTTAAAAATAGAAAAGAATTAAATAGGTACAAAGCAACGATGTCTAATGTAGAAAGTCTTTCCGATGTAGCTAAAGCAGAGTTAATTAGAGTGAAAGCGGTAGATGAGATTGCAGATTCTCCTCTAAACAAACTTTTAGAGTCACCTAACGAGTATCAATCGTTTTCAGAGTTGCTAGAAAATGTGATTGGCTACAAACTTATCACAGGTAACTCGTATATATGGGCAAATAGATTATCAAACGGAAAGGTTAGCGAATTAGTTACACTCCCCCCACAATGGATCGCAATTATCAGCGATGGTACAATCAATGGGGTTGAAGGCTATCAGTTTACTCTAGTTGGGTGGGATAAGTTAGCAAAAGAGGATGTTATCCATCTAAAATACTTCAACCCCCTATTTAATACGAATGCACAACAATTATATGGCTTATCACCTTTACAAGCTGCTTATAGAACTATCCAACGTAGCAATGATGCTAAGGATACCTCTGTAGGTATGTTGCAAAATCAAGGACCAAAAGGTATCTTGTATGCAGATGAATCAAATGACTTTGGACCTGAACAAGCAGGTAAATTAAAAGAAGATTTTTACAATCAGTACGGAACAAAGGGTAGAATCGCTAAGAATGCAGGTAACATCTTAATTGCAGGAGCTAAATTAGGATGGGTAAACATGGGAATGAGTCCTGTAGACTTACAAATCTTAGAATCAGAGAAAATTACACTTAGAGAACTTTGTAACGTATTTGGAGTGAACTCAGCGTTATTCAACGATCCTGATAACAAGACTTACAATAACATGAAGGAGGCTAAGAAAGAAATGTTAACTCAAGTAGTTCTTCCAGAGTTAGTTCTACTTCGTGATGCTTTTAATAGATTTTTTGCTAATGAAATGGGTAAGGACTTTTATATCGACTTCGATATTACAGTATTTCCTGAATTGCAAGAGGACATGAAAGAGTTAAGTGCTATCTTATCTCAATCATGGTGGATTACACCTAACGAAAAAAGAGCTGCAATGCGTTACGATACAGTTCATGACCAAACAATGGATGAGATTTATATTCCTGCTGGTTATTTACCAATAGCTGAAATTACAATGCTTCAAGATCCGACTAACGCACAACAACAAGGAGATTACAATATTCCACCAGTAAAATAATAATCATGGCAACATTCGTAGAGTTTATCTCACAATTACAAAGTTCCAAGCAACAAGCCATCATATGGCATCATCAAACAGATTGTTTTGAAGTACATAAAACATTAAACAATTTCTATGATGAGATACTTGAACTTATAGATGGTTTAGTAGAAAGTACAAGTGGTGTTTATGGAAGACCTCAAGGTTATTCTGTACAAACACTAAAAGATTATGTAGATGTAGAAGGAGTTATAGTTTATTTCCAAGAATTATATAACTATATACAAACTCAAAGAGCAGGTATCTACCAAGACACATGGATTCAAAATCAAGTGGATGAAGTAGCACAATTAGTAGCAGAAACTCTTTACCTTTTAACTTTAGATTAATGAAATTTAAATCATTTGAAGCTTTGGCAAAAGCCATAAGCGAATTAGAACAAAAAAAGACAGACAAGACAAACCCAAGCGGTATTGCTCATGCAAATTCATTAATAGCTAGTGGAAATGTTATTAAACCAAGTGCATGGAATCATCCTACTACACAAGAGGAGAATGATTATGTAGATGCTAACGGAATCGAAGCGTATGGCAAATGGCATTTAGGAATTAACAGCCAAGCTGATCCTAAGACAAAAGACCACTACCATTATGTGTTTACTTCTGATTTTAAGAATGTAGATAGAGCAGGATTAGTTGCTATTAGACAACGTTCAGCTCAACAAGGTTTAGATGCGGTGTTTGCAGCAGCAGGTAAAATGCTTGAGAAAATAGATGCTAAAAGTAATGGTTAATGTCAAAAATCATATACCCATCACAACAGTTCAACTTGCAACAAAAAATTGCAAGGAAATCAATTACTGAGTACCGACCAAAAATACAGGAGGCACTTCAGCACGATTTTAATAAAGCTGCACAGTTGGTACATGAATTAGGGGCACAACAAGTAGTAAATCAACGCAAGACATTCTTCAGCACAGGTAAAGTATCAAATATTTTACGAACTTTGTATGAAGGAGTGGGTGGATATACCGCAATGAGGTATCAGAAGATATTTGACAAGTATAAAAAGGATGACTCAATAGATTTTAATCTTGACGGCATTTTTAAAGATTGGTTAGCTTTTATGCTTTCATATTGGACTACTTATAGTGGACCGAAGATGTACGGCATACAAAACACAACAGATAGCGAGATTGCAAGGATACTAAATAATGCAATCCAATACGGAAGGGAACACAATCTTTCAACCGATGAAGTTAATAAAATGGCTATCGGACTTTTGAAAGACGGAACAATAAACAACGCAAGAAGTTTGTTAATTGCTAGAACCGAATCTCATCAAGCTTTAAGCACAGGTGCGTTAGGTGCAGCACAAAAAGTTAACATACCTTTGTTGAAACAATGGGTAGCTGCTGAATATCCTACAAAGAGTGGAGTACCAAGATATTGGCATCGAGCTTTGGATAATCAAACGAATCCTGATACAGGTGGTGTAAGATTAGATGTGAATCAACCCTTTCTAGTAAACACTCCTGATTATGGTGTAATAGAAATGCAATATGCACATGATGCAAATGGCGGAGCAAGGAATAATTGCAACTGCCGATGTTGTACGGTGTATATCGCTTAAAAAAATAAATATGAGTAATTTTTATAACAAAAAATCGGTAGAAGGTG